GTAATTTTAACTTTGATTACTTCTGTACTGGTATGTACATGGTAGAAGAAGACAAAGGTATTGATGAAGAAATTTCTTAATAGGGGTTGACAAATGCAGAAAGGTGTATTATCTTTTAAGAGTGTGACATATAACGAAAGTATAATGGATGAGATTTGGAAATTAAATCCTCGTACAATTCCAGATTTAGATGGAAGGATTATTAGCCAATATATGGTAGCCACAGCACAATATTTAGTGTATTTTAGAGCACAGGTGAATGATTTGAAGGCAGAAATTTATAGAATATCTGCAACTATAGAGAATGGTGTAGCTGTTAATATGCTCAATGTTGATACGAAAGATTTCAAGACTAAAAAAGACGCTGTAAGTTATATCATAAATATGGTCCCCCATCTAGCTAAACTTCAAGATAAATTGATGAAGAAAAAAGAAGAGCTTATGGCTGTAGAGGGTATGGATAAGGTCATATCAGAATTAATAGCCACATTTAAACGTGAATTAACCAGACGAGAGAATGAGTTGTACGCAACCAGAATGGAGAGGCGATAACATGACGGAAGATGTTTTTTGTTCACCTAATGATGAACGAGCTTTACTATATTACGCCATAGATGATATAAATAACTACTATTCTATATGCGCAAGGCTTGAAACAAATGATTTTTTATACCCACAACATAGATTGATCTTTAGTATAATGGGTATGTTGGCTAATAAAGGCGCAGAAAAGTTTGATGTAGCTATGATAACAACCAAAGCCGATGCTGAAGGGGTTTTAGGCTCCATTGATGGTATTGATTATGTGCAATCAATAAGCAACATGGATTTGTCCAAAAGTAATTTTGAAATTTATTTTAATAATGTTATGGAAGCCAGTAGAAAACACAAACTCCATTCTGTTTTGTCAGAAAACATCACTCGTGTAGTAGATAATGCTAAAGAGGGTGATAGTAGTATAGATTTAATAAGTGCAGTGGAAACAAACATTTTTGATATGACACTAGCTGGTAAAGCGGTAGACGAACCAAGAAATTTAGCAGATGGTTTAGTTGAATTAATTGAATCCAGACGAAATAATGTCATACAAATGTCAGGAATACCCACTTGTTATCCAATATTGGATAAACAAATAGACGGTATGGTTCCAGGCACACTCCTTATTGTAGCTGCCCGAAAAAAAATGGGAAAAAGTGCTTTGCTCACCAATATAGCTTGTCAAGTAGCATATAAATCCATGAGAAATCTACCTGTTTTATACATTGATACAGAGATGACGTTTAATGAATGGCGAGATAGAGCTATAGCGCTCATGTCTGATGTAGAAGAGCGTGTTGTAAAGCATGGTGGGTATACAGATGAACAATATAATAAAATAACAGCTGCTACTAAAATAATTGAAAGAGGTAAATTATATCATGAGTATATGCCTGGGTATTCTGTTGATAGATTAGTAGCACTATACAAGAAATACAAGATAAAAGAGAATATCGGTCTAATTATCTTTGATTATTTAAAAGAACCTGATAGCTCAAGTGTAGATCGCCAGCGCAAAGAATACCAGATACTGGGAGATGTCACAAGTAAGCTGAAAGATTTGGCTGGTGAGTTAGATATACCCGCATTGACTGCTGTTCAGTTAAATAGAAGCGGAGATGTTGCTGATAGTGATAGAATCGCACGTTACGGGGATATTGTAGCGTTCTGGCAGACACGAACTAAAGAAGAACTTGAAGAGGGCGGAGACTTTAAAAACGTAGGTACACATAAACTGGTAATAAAAGACACTCGTAGGGGTGGAAGTACCAATGATCATGGAATTGGCTTCAATTTTTGGAAGAAACACATAAAAATCTCAGAAGTACCAGCAGACAGACAATTTTTTAATGATTTCACTGGAGAGGTTGTAAATGCAGACAGCGCAGAAGGCTATGAAAATGAACTCTTATCTTGAAAAAGAGAAACGTTGGCAGGAATTTAGACAAAAAGTACAAATCCTCAAGGATATGGTGGATCCTCGTTATCTCTTGGAGTCTTTAGGTTTTACTATCACTAGAGAAACCCCCAAGGAATTACGTGGAACTTGTGCCATACATGGTGGGGACAATACAACGGCGTTCAGATTCAATAAAACAACCAGATCATGGGTGTGTTTCACCCACCATTGTCATGATATGAATGGTAAAGATATAATTGGTTTAATAAAGTCTTCTCGTAGTTGTACCTTTAGTGAGGCAGTGGAATATCTATCCAGCTTAGTGGGACAAGTTGACCACCCCACTTATGTGGAGCTTAAACAGAGGCGCGAACGAGAAGTATTTAAGACAAATTATTTAGATAAGAAGTCTAAATCTAGATGGACTGATGAGAAAACATTGGAACAATTCAAACCAACTCGTTCTACTTATTTTAATGAGTTTGGATTTTCAAATAAAACATTAGATCACTTTGAAATAGCTGGCGGATACGTTGATTCTCATGGGTTTCTAAGAGACATCGTTCCTATAAGGGGTGAGGATGGTAAGTTAATGGCCTGTAGTATGAGAGATATAAGGCTAGATGCACCAGATGATGATTTCAAGTATATTTTAACTAAAGATTTCTCAAAAGATACGGTGCTGTATAATTTACACAACGCTAAGAAATACACAGAGAAACTACCATTGATAGTAGTTGAGGGGTTTAAAGGTGTCTGGCGACTATATGATTATGGTATACATAATGTAGTAGCATGTATGGGTTCAGAGCTAACACCAGGACAAATTCACTTATTATACAGACATGCTGTGCGCGGTGTAGTTCTATTCTTAGACAATGATAAAGCTGGAGTGACAGGTACTTTTAAAATATATAATGAATTAAAAAATAAAATGAATATATCATTTGAATTAATAACTGAGGTTGATGAGAATGGTAAAGGGTTGGATCCTTCTGATTTAGATAAGGAAACAGTCCATGAATATTTGAGAGGGTATATATAATGAACGGAGAAAATTTTGTAATATTAAAAGGTAGACTGACTAAAGTTAATGTTAAAACAATTGGTCAGTACAATAGTAATAAACTTAGTGCTAGATTAGCTATTCCCTCGCCTAATCCAGGAACTAATCCTCAGTATGTAAAGATAGCAGCGTTTGGCACTTTAGCAGATGCGATGAGTTTAGTAGATAAGGACAAATTTGTTAAAATTCATGGCCATATTGAGGAACAACATTACGATGGTAGGTGCAGACATTGTGGTGGCCACGATAGAAAATATTGGACCGAAGTTTTAGTGGATAATTTTGTAGTTGAAGATTAAGGAGGATTTTATGCCGATTAATGAAGATAATGCACAAATAGGAACACCTACTATGGTTTTATTACCAGCAAGAAATTACAAGTTTGAGGTGTCCGAAGAAGAATTTGTAATAACTGTTCCGAGAAAAGGTAGTTATCATGATGTAGACCCTGATTTTTTTAGTGAAGAAGAGGGGGAGTTCAATTTATATGATGGTAGAAGTGGGGTTATGTATATACCAGCCATTTCTAAGATACTTTTTGCTACTAAGAAATACCCATCATTAGAAGCTAACCAATTATTTGCTCCTATAGCCTTGAAGTTTAAGAAAGGCAAGGTAGATATTATAGGACAAGTATTAACAATGTTACCAACAAGCTAAGAGGTGTATTATGAAGTGTATTAAATGTAATTCTGATGAAAGCACAGACATGTATTTTGTAGAAACTTTTCCATGCCCACATTGTGATGACGATCTGGAAGTACAGTATCATATATGTAAAGATTGCCATATAACTTGGAAAGTAGTAGGTGATAATGTCGTATCTATGGCAGATTTTGATGATGATGTAGTATTTGCGAAATCTGATGATGACTTCTTTGAGGCATTTACTTCAATTAGTACCAATGAGGTACTCACAGGACCAGTTATGGGTGAGTTGGTTCATAGATGTATTAAATGTGGTGCTATCGCGTTTGAGATCGCTGATAAGAAATGGCGGTGCAATGATCCTAAATGTCAATTTGAATGGGAGGTATTAGCAGTTGACTAACCACTACGAAACATTAGGTGTCAATCGGGACGCTACCCAAGATGAGATAAAGAAGGCCTATAGAAAACTTTCTATGGAGCATCACCCCGATAAGGGTGGTGATGAAGAACAGTTCAAAAAAATTTCTGAGGCCTATTCGGTTCTTAAAGACCAAGATAGTAGATCTGCGTATGATAACCCTAATCCATTTGGTGATATATTTGGTAATTTCTTTAGACATGGAGGGCCTGGTCCGTTTGCCCGCCCAAGACCGAAAAGACCTGATATACACGCACCTAGAAAGGGACGAGATCTAAAATACATGTTAGATGTACCACTTGGTATCGCTATATTTGGCGGTGATGTCAAATTTAAATTGTCTTATGAGGACGCCTGTACAGAATGTAATGGTTTAGGAGCAACTAAGCTTGAGAAATGTGATGAATGTGATGGTGCTGGTTCTCGTGTGGAGGTTAGAAGTGATAGAGGTATACACATGCAAACTGTTACAACATGCCCTAAATGCAATGGTATGGGAGAGAAAGCGGTTGAGCCGTGTGAAATATGTAAAGGTAAAGGAAGAGTTCTTATAGATAATAGAGAGTTTGTGGTTCATATAGAAAAAGGCAGTAGGGATGGCCAAGTTCAGGGTATACACGGTGCTGCTGGGGAGGGAGTAAACGGCGGTCCAAACGGTGATTTAATTGTCAAGTTGAGACTGAGTCTTCCTAACCCCGATGATCTTACGGAAGAACAAATAAAAGTATTAAAGGAGATATAAATGTTACTTAGAGTATTAAGTTTAGATATATCTGCTTCATCCACTGGTTGGTCTTATGTATTTGGCGCCAACGGTGTGAGAGACTACGGTCTTATTAAAACTAAACCTAAATACAGTACTGCAGAAAGATTAACTTTTTTTAGACAAGAGTTAGAAGACATAGTTGATATGTACAGACCATCTCATGTAGTGATAGAGGACGTGTATTCTGGTCTAAACGTTAAGACACTTAAACTTCTAGCCAAATTTGCAGGAGTAGCTGAAGAGATTTGTTTTAGAAAGACTGGTGCAGAACCTTATATCATAAGTAACAAAACAGTTAAAGCCTATTTTAAAACAAAGAACAAAGAAGATATGTTTCACTTTATGGTAGACATTTTGGATTGGCCAAAAGATGAGGTCAAATTTAAAAAACATAATGATTTAACTGATTCTATAGCACAGCTTATGTGTTACTGTGATAAGGTATTGAACTTTAGGAAATTCAGAACCGAAACAGATTATGGGTATAAATATGACAAAAGATAGTATAGTAAATTATTATAATAAAGAAGAAATGAAAACTATTATATATACTATGTATAAGGAGACCGCTGCAAGTAGAGGTCTTGATATTGATGCAGATCTTGAGCAGTATATATTAAATCAGGTAGAATATCTAATGACATTATATGATGTTAAAACAGATCTAGAGTGCTTTAAAGTACCTTTTGGCGAAGACGATGATGGTGAAGAGATGTTTAGTAAACCATTAATGTACTTAGATAAAGTTGAAGAGGTATTAGCAAAATTTCAAAACAATCAAGCTAAGATGTTTTTACATGTATTAGCTTTAGAAGTTGATAGATATATAGGAAAAAGAAATGAGGAGGAATAAACGTGGCTAACAAAGTAGTCAAGCTTAGTGCAACCAGAATAGGTTCATTCTTACGATGTAAACTCAAATACTGGTTTCAATACCATAAAAGATTACCAAAGGTCTCTAATCCATCATTTAAACTTGGGTTAGCATGCCATGAGTCATTGGAGATGGCTGGTGGTATATGGATGGAGAAAGAACAGTTCACTAAGAACGACATTAAAAAGATTTTAGAGCATTATGATAAGGTATCTGTACGAGAGGGTATCGATGATATGAGTATTCATATCGAAGGCAAAGAATTAGTTAAGAATAGGTTGAATAGTTTTTTGTCGGGAACTAAATTATTAGGTCTAGAAACTAAATTTGGTTTTGGTAAGGGCTCTATGGATATATCCACAAAGGATGGAGTACCATTGGTTGGGGCTATAGATAAAGTAGAGGAGATAGATGAAGATACACTGTTAATTGTGGACTACAAGACATCTAAGACTGCTCCTACACCAGACCAATTGAAGACTGATGTGCAGCTTTCGATTTATGATTTGGTAGCACAGCAATTGTGGCCTGGTTACAAAAGAGTTATTCTTAGTTTAGATCTATTGAAGTCTGATGTTGTCTATACATATAGAACAGTCGAAGAACGCAAAGAATTTGAGAAGTATCTTACTATTATTCATAATGAAATGGTAGAGTTTACTAAGAAAGAAGCCAAGGCCGACCTCAACATATTCTGCCCATGGTGCGATTACAAAGATTATTGTGAGACATATGAGAAAGCATGTCAGAAATCCAATTATGAATTCTTACCTATAGTAAACTATAGTGATGAGCAATTGGTTAAAGAGTGGAATGAAATCAAATCAGTGTCTAAGATTTTGGATAGTAGGGAGCGTGAGTTAGCAATGGTACTGATGGAGAAAATCAAGCAAACTTCTGCCAATATTATGGGCGAAGATCTTGAAGTATATGTGAGACAAAATTCCAGAACAACTTATGATTTGGATACTGTCCATAAGCTAGTACCACCTGATGACTTCGCAAAACTCGTAGGGATAAATAAAAAATCAGTGGAGAGATATTTGAATAGCAATCCAGCTATAAAGGAAAAGGTTATATCTACTTCTACTACTAACTATACTAAACCTTTTCTATCTACTAAAAAAATAAAAAAATAAGAGAGGTTGATGAATTATGGCGAAGACAAAGAAAAAGACTGCAAAGAAAAAGGCAAACAGACAAAGTTTTGCAAAGAAAATTAAGGTGTTGGCTTATTGTGACAGCCCCACATGTGCCACAGGGTTTGGTACTGTTAGTAGAAATATCTTCGAGGGTCTTTATAAGACAGGCAGATACGATATTGATATATTAGGTATCAATTATTGGGGGGACCCACATAACTTTCCTTACAGAGTCTGGCCGACAGGTACAAATGCGGAGAAGGATCCTTATGGTAGAAAAAAGGTATGTGGTATGATTCCTAGGATGGAATATGATCTCTTGTTTTTTCTGCAAGATACCTTTATTTTAGATTTTCTGCCTGAGTTAATTCCTTATCTTCAAGGTAAGGGTAGGAAGTTTAAATCAATTTGTTATTTTCCAGTAGATGGTGTACCTAAATCTAATTGGGTCAACAACATTAATGCTGTGGATTATCCTGTAGCGTATTCTCAGTTCGGTTTGAAAGAAGCTAAACATGCGCTTCCAGCACTTAAAGAAACTAGAACTGTACCACATGGTGCTAATACAAAGGACTTCTTCCCACTGCCTGAGGAAGATGTAAAGGCTTTCAGAGCACAATATCTTGGTCCGCAAGCTGATAAATTTGTATTTACAAATTTAAACAGAAACCAACAGAGAAAAGATATCCCAAGAACTATTCAAGCGTTTGTAGAATTTAGAAAAGAAGTACCTGAGTCGGTTCTGTATCTACATATGGCACAGAAAGACCAGGGATGGGATCTACCAGAAGTTGTACGAGCTTATGGATTGAATCCTAAAGAGGATGTTATCTTCCCTGAGAATTTTGGACCGAACCAAGGTTATCCACTACAGATTGTTAACATGATTTATAACATGAGTGATGTGGTGCTTAGTACTACATTAGGTGAGGGTTGGGGACTGTCTTGGATTGAAGCCATGGCTACAAAAACACCAATCATTATGCCTGAGAATACAGCGTTGGTTGAGAACATAACCGAGGACAGAGGATATCTTGTCAAGAGTGGCGGAGATCCAGGTTTGTACACAGTATTGCCACATGATAATGAAGTGATTAGACCATTGGTTGATGTTAAAGACATGGTGGATAAGATGCTTCAGATCTATAAAAACCCAGAAGAAGCAACTAGAAGAGCTGAAAACGCCTATAAATGGATGAAAGAAACACTGGAATGGCAGGAAGTTGTCGCCCCTCAGTGGGTAAAAATCTTTGATGAAGCATATGAAGCGTTGTTAACTGATAAGGTAGAACATGTAGAAGAGGAACCATCTAAAGTTATTGAAACGGAGGCTTTTTAATGTCAGTTACTGAACTTTATATTCATAAAATAGTGGCTAGAGATTTGCCTGATTTATGGTTCCAAGCAGTGAATGATATATTAGATCACGGCCGGCGTTTTACCATCGATAAAGGGTCTTACGCCGGTCAGACCCGCTTGGAGTATGATTATTTTATAGGTCATGTTAGATACCCAGGTACTCAACCATTTATACCAGATATACCAGCATCTATAGGTATCCCTAACCCTGTAGAAGAAGCTTATATTTATGGTGGTGAGGGGTATGATCGTTCTTATGTAGAATATATAATGACTGATAGAAAAGAAGACAATGAACAATATACTTATGGAGAACGGTTAACTAACGCCCCATTATTTGAATGGCATCGTGATGGTCTGTTCACAGATTGTTGTGGCAGAGTTAATCAAATAGATGAGATAATTAATACTTATAAGGAACATGGTCATAGAAACAATCAAATGATCTTGCAGGTTGGGCAACCCATGGATATTAGGTTAGAAGACCCTCCCTGTCTTCGACATATAGATACTAGAATACAAGATAATAAATTACATTTCTTTGTTTACTTTAGATCGTGGGATTTATGGGGAGGTCTACCTGCTAATTTGGCTGGTATTCAAAATTTGAAAGAATATATGGCCACAGAAATTGGTGTAGAAGATGGAGAAATGGTTGTAGAAAGTAAAGGACTGCATCTGTACGGCTACGCGGAAGAGCTAGCTAAACTAAGATGTATGAGAGAGGAATAGGATATGGAAATAAAAGGAATTAAATACATAGCGCCATGTTTGGACCAGTCTGGATACGCAAGAGCGTCTCGAGGTAATATATTAGCTCTTCATTCTTTGGGTATACCTATTACAGTATCACCTATATCGTTTGAAAAAATACACCCAGATCTAAATGAGCATGGTAAAACTATTGCGAGTTTAGTGGATAAGGATATAGACTATAATATTGTTATTGTACATTCCACTCCAGAATTCTGGGAACAACATAAAGAAGCCGGTAAGACTATGGTGGGGTACACTATATGGGAGACTACTAAGCTACACCCAGACTGGATTCCCTATATAAACAACAATGTAGAAAAAGTACTCGTTGGGAGTAAATGGAATGTAGGTGTATTCAAAGAAAATGGTATTAAAATCCCAGTTGGTGTTGTACCACACGGTGTGGATGTCAATGATTACAAAGGAGTCAAACCTTATTCTATTAAAGGAGTGTCTGATGATACCTTTGTATTCTACGATATTTTTCAATGGACAGAGCGCAAGCACCCATTAGCTCTTATTAAAGCATATTGGTATGCTTTCCAGAATCCAGAAGAGAAAGTAGCATTGGTCATGAAGACACACAGAAGCGGTTATACTGAAGGCGAAAAAGACGCTATTCGTTCCACTGTTAAGAGACTCAAAGAAGTCACCCCAATAGATCACTACCCACCTATTTATCTTATATTAGATATGTTATCTGAAAATGAAATGGCCGGTCTGAATGCTAGAGGAGACTGCTATGCCTCCCTTGATAGAGGAGAAGGGTTCGGTCTTGGACCATTCCAAGCGGCAGCCGCGGGCAATCCAATTATTGTCACAGGGTTTGGTGGTGTTACTGAGTATGCTAAAGAAACAAATAGTTATCTTGTGGACTATGTACTTACACCAGTATTCGGAATGCCTTGGAGTCCCTGGTATAGAGGAGATCAGTTGTGGGCAGAGCCATCTGTACTGGGTGGTGCTAAAGCTTTACGTGAAGTTTATGACAATCAAGATGAAGCCAAGAAGAAAGCTAAAAAACTACAAACCAGTATTAGTAGAAGATTTTCTTGGAATGCTATTGGTAAAAAAATAGTCAAAGAACTGGAGAAAATGTAATGTCATTTGTAAGATATTTTGATGAGAAATTTTCTAGTAAGCTCGACAGAAGAGCTCAGACTTTCAGAAAAATATTTGAAGAATTAGAAAAAAAGAAACGTGAATACTACCTCATAGTGGAAACAGGTTGTGCTAGATTAGCTGATAATTTTGCTGGTGATGGTATGAGCACAATACTTTTTGATGAATTCGTTAATTATTATGATGGTAGAGTTGTTAGTATAGATATTAATGACTCCCATTGTATGACAGCACGTACACTAACTTCTAAAAAAACCACTGTATACTGCGAAGATAGTGTTAGTTTTCTGTGGAAATATGATCCACCTATACCCATTGACTTACTTTACTTAGATTCATTTGATATTAATTTTAGTAAACCACACCCAGCTATGCTACACCATCTTAAGGAATTTTGTGCTATACGTAATCACCTTAAGGAAGGTACTATAGTAGCAATAGATGACAATCAAAATAAAAAATCAGGCAAAGGTGTTTATATAGCAGATTTTCTGGATAATGTAGGTTATAAAAAATTTATAAATGAATATCAAATAGGTTGGATTTTATAGGAGAAATTATGGGAAACATTATAATGAGACCTGTATATAATAGACCAGAGATGTTATTCTTATCTATTGAATATGAAATACAGGCTAGAGAATATTACAAATCAACTAAGAAATACTTTAGTGATGATGACTATACTACCTTGTTCATAATAGAACATGGGGCGCACCCAATGGTAGAACAGTTCGTAGAGAATTATCCGTATCGATCTCTACTCATAAAGAGACCAGAGCAGTATGGTCTGACTATTAACATTCTGGAGGGATTTAAGGCAGCGTTCGATAGGACGGATACACATGTGGTCTATATAGAAGATGATATATTAGTTCATAAAACATACTTCGAATACATGGAGAAGCTGATGACTCATCCGAACTTGGGCAAGTACAGCGTGCTGTCTCCATACAATAAGAACGATGACGGACATGTGAATAAAGTGTATAAGGGACATCACTATGCGGCTCTGGCACCCCTGATCAACAAAGAGTTTTATGAAAAATACGTCCGTCCGAATTCAGTTATGGAATACTATAAGAACCCACCACAATATATGACAAATCTCAATGAGAAATATAAAGAGCATTGGGGTAAAGGTGGTTATAAATACAAAGATGCTACTCATTATATGCAGGCAGGTTTATTAAATCGTCTTGTAGATATAGCTATGATAGAAGAGGAAAGTTATGTCATAATGCCCGAAGTAAATAGGCAAATACATATAGGTTATTATGGAGCAAATAGGCCTGGTGGGAAACTACCTGGTGAGAATTTTAATGAGAGGTTAAATAATCTCAGAGAGATTATAAAGAGTGCAGATAAAATGTATGAGTTGAGTGCTACTAAAATGTATAATGATTACTTAACTTTTAGTGGCAAGCTCAATGATTGGGATGGAACGTTGGAGTTTGTGTGATGGAAATTTGTTGGGATAATATAGAAGGAATTAAACTTAGTAAAAATGGATTCTTTATTAAAAACCACTCTATGACATATATCTATAAAGATTCTTGCGTTAGATGTGGAGAGCCATATTTAACAGAAAAACACGCACCTAGTGATTTTTGTGGTAGATCATGTGCCTTATCTGGAAATAATCACCCAGGTTATGGGAGACATTTATCTAAAGAACATAAAGAAAAATTATCAATCGCGTTTACTGGAGAAAAAAACCATTTTTATGGTAAGAAACATAGCGGTGAGGTCAGAAAAACTTTAAAGGAATTGGCCACCGGAAGGCGTCATTCCAAAAAGACGTTAAGAAAAATGTCAATTGCGCAAACAGGTTTAAAAAGATTTTCTAAAGAATATAAAAAACAGTTATCCATTAAATTCTCTGGCCCAGGTAATCCTCAATGGCAGGGAGGCAAATCATTTGAACCTTACTGTATAAATTGGACTAAAGAATTTAAAAATTACATAAAAGAACGCGATGGGTATATGTGTTTAAATCCTTATTGTTATAGATCGTCAAATAAATTAATAGTTCACCATATAAATTACACCAAGAAAGACTGTAACCAAAAAAATTTAATAACACTATGTGATGGTTGTAATGCCCGCGCAAACATTGATAGAGAATGGCATACCAGTTGGTATAGGGCTATAATGAATAGGAGGTATGGTTTTATATATGGCTAAGAAATTATTATTTATGACAGGAGAAGGGATTGGTAACGTTATCCAGTGTATACCTACACTGAGAACATTGAAAGAATCTCTTGGATACTCAATAACCTTATGGCACGCGTTTGGTAGTTACGGTATAGTACATAACCTCATTCCCTACGTTGATAACACTTATCTTGGTGGAGAGATAAATAAAATTACCCCCGCCGCCTACGAAGGTAAAGTATCAACCTTTTGGACGAGAGACTACTATAAACATCCCTTATTTTCTAATATGAGACTCCTAACCAAAATACATCCACTGTCTATGTATAGGTCAGAGGTAAGTACCTACATGAGAATTCCACAAGCACTAGGTGCGAAGAAGTTATATTGGCATGGTGAATGTAACTACAATAAAAAGAATAAAGAATCGTTCGATATTGTATTGGCAAATGGATACAATCATTATGGATCTGCAAGATGGGAAATTAAGTCATATCCTTACTATGATAAACTAACTAAATTATTAATAGATGAGGGTTATTCGGTGTGTTCTATTGGCGGTACTAATGAGTATATAGGAGGGACTGAAAACAGGACCGGACTTGCACTGTTGGATAGTTTGGCGTTGATAAAGAATAGCAAGCTATTAATAAGTAATGACTCTGGTATGTATCATTGTGCTACCGCATTAAACAAGAAGAATATTGTTATATTTACTGCTACCTCAGTGAAGAAAAATTATGACAAGAGGTTTCATAAATTTACTACATTAATTTGTAGGGATGATTTGAAATGTAGGCCATGCCAGTCGGGTAGAAAGTGGATTAAGCAATGCAAACACTGGAACTGTCAAAAGATAAGCCCAAGCGTAATTCTCGATGAAGTTAGGAGGTTGGTTTGAATTTTTTAATGCTTAGAGGACAGGTGCCTCGTGATCGGAACCCTGATGAAATAGTATTTGACAAGCTAGAAGAAGTAGATGATATGTGGACTATGCTTTTCTACAACTTATTGAGAGAAAGAGATGTAGGAGAACTGTGGTATTGGGGTGATAAAAGAGAAAAAAAATTCACATATAATTTTACAGAACGTTGGGTGATGAATTTTAAAAAATATAAAACAGATTTCGTGGCAGACGTTATCTTTTGTAGAGGGGGGTTTCCTGAGTACCACTCCGTCTTGAAAAGATTTCCTGACGCTATTAAGATATACTATGGTGCAGGAAGAAGGTTTCTTCCCCAAAAAGGATTTCGTGATTACGATATTATACTGCAGGATTCTGAGGAACAAAAGACTATTTGTGAAAAGAAATTCCCTAATGCGTCAGTATCCCTCTTCAAGAAGCCAGCGGCTGATAATATATTTTACCCCCACAACGTGAAGAAAAAGTACGACATATGTTTTCCTGCTAATGGTTCACAAGCATTTAAAGGGCATGATTTTGTCTACAGTACTGCCCCTAAGGATTTAAAAATTCTTAATCTAGGAAACAGTTCCAATATAAAGAAACCTAAGAACGTTGAATCTTACAGAGTTTTACGTACAGAGATGGCAAAAAATATATCGATGTGCAGGATGGGTATAGTTGCAACGAGAGGCAATATTGATTCCTGTCCTAGAGTAATACCAGAAATGTTAGCGTGTGACTTACCTATAGTCGTCCTTGATCGTGTCAGATTCTGGAAAGGAATGTACATAGAATCATTGACAAGCTCCAGAAGTTCTTTAAGTACTGGGGAACTAGCTGATACGGAAAATTTCTGGGCGTTAGTTAAATTTGTGTTGGAAAACACAGAGTTGTATAGTCCTAGAAAGTATTACGATATGCATTTGTCATTAAAAGAATCCGCATTTTTCATCAGGCTGTTAATAAATAATGCATTAGACCTTAGAGGGAGGAGAAATGAGATTAGCATTTAATGTCATGAATAGTGGACTCGGTAACAATGGAGGTTCTCGCACCATTCTCCTGTGTCAAAAAGTGTTAGAAGAATTGGGACACACTTGTGATGTAATAGGTAATGTGGATAATTTTACTTGGTTCGAGCATAAGAAGATAGTGCGCCGCGCGCCAGCAGATTTAGATGCTGTGATAGCTACAGCCTGCACTACAGTTGGAAGTACTTTGAGTGTCCCAGCTAAGAAAAAGGCTTGGTATATAAGAGGACATGAGGAATGGGTTATGCCGGGAAATAGACTTGGTAAGTTGTACAATAATCATAACTTACATAACATAGCTAATTCTGAGGGGTTGAAACAGATAATTGGCATTTATGGCGCTGACGCTGATGTTGTGTACCAAGGAATAGACTTTGATTGGTGGTCAGATAAAAAACTAAGGCCGAATAAAAAGATAAGAATTGGCAGTCTATATAATACCATGAAAACAAAACGTTGGTCAGATTTTGTAGAGTTATCTAAGCTACTTCCGAAAGATAAATATGAATTCGTGGCATTTGGCGCAAAACCGTACAAAGCAGAATTTTTAACTGAATATATACAGACACCTACTACGGAACAGTTGTGTGACTTATATAGTTCCTGTCATATGTGGTTTGCGCCCACTACAAAAGAGGGTCTGCATAATGTACCAATGGAGGCGGCTATGTGTGGCTGTTTAGTGGTTTGTAGTGACCATCCCATGAACGGTATGATTTTTGATTACGCATTTGATAGTACTGCTATGATATATGAATCGGAGAACTTAGATCACGCAGTTAAACTTATTAAGAAACCTGACTGGTCTCTTGTTAAGAACATGCAGGGATACATAAGGAAAAATATAGGCACTAGAGAAGAAAATATGAATAAGATGGTGTCTATAATTGAGAGTGTATAATTGGAGGTAAATAATGAATAATATACATGAATCATTTAAACATGGGAATAATCTTAAGATTGGTTCATTCAATGTTATAGAAGAGGACGTTGTTGTGGGCGACAATGTTGATATCCAGAATTTTGTTTTACTTAAGAAAGGAACTAGAATTGGTGACAACTGTTATGTGGATAGCTATTTTAGATCATCTGGTGATAATGAGATAGGAAATAATGTTACACTGAGATTCGGTTCCACTATAGCTAGAAAAGTATTTGTAGAAGATGGTGTATTCATTTCACCAAATGTTATGACCGTGTATAGTCTGCCCGATGGCACGAAAAGCGCTGAGACTCGTATAGAGAAGTCTGCATTTATAGGCACAGCTGCTGTGCTAGCACCAAATATAGTTATAAAAACTGGCTCAATTGTTGGTGCCAATTCTTTCGTCAACAAAACAATTCTAGAAAGAGGTGTGTATGCTGGGAACCCTGCTAAACTTATTCGAAAATTATAAAGATACATGTTCTATTGATGCTCCTAGATCAGGCTGTGTTTCATTTGTCAGGACTGCTAAGTATCTGAACAAATTGATAGATGTTGATGAGGATATGTGGGTCATTGTTCCTGAAGATATAGAACTGCCACATAAAGACAAGATGAAATGGTACAGAACAGATGATCCAGATTTAGTCTTCACTTTATATCATAACAAGATTCATGAGAATACTCCACCAAAAGAAGTAATTGTGGGAAAGAATTGTGATATACATGATACTGTAGTGATGAATGTAAAGGGACTTAAGGCGGTCAACTTACCCAACGGCATAAAAATACCTTTCAAACATACAGGGGGCATAATTATAGGAGACAGCGTTGAAATAGGTCCGTATTCTGTAGTGCATAGAGGTTCGATGTCGGATACAGTTATCGGTGATGGTTGTAGGTTTGGTTCATATACCAATATTGCCCACAACTGTCGTGTAGGTAAGAATACAGTGATGGCAGCAGGTGTAATCACAAATGGCGGCGCAGTTATAGGAGAAAATTGTTGGATTAGTTCAGGTGCAAATATAAAAAACTATACTACTATTTGTGATAACGTGGTTGTTGGTTTATCGGCTACAGTCACGAAAGATATAACTAAAGCTGGTATATACACAGGCACTCCAGCAAGGTTTATGAAGCCAGTGCCGGAAGGATGGAACTTTTAATGAAAAACGTGTTGTTTTTAGGAGCGCATTATGATGATATAGAGATAGGTGTTGGTGGTGTGTTGATGAAACACATAGATGCAGGTCATAAAGTTACAATATGTGTTTTGTGTGCTGATGAATTTAGAACTGGTGATCCAACTGTTAGATTAAAGGAGCAAATGAATGTCCTGAAATACCTGAGATTATCGGACGACTCCTTAGTATGTTTTAATACCACTACTGAAGATACAGATGTGATCAAGAAACTAGATCCCATAAAGCCTGATATTTTGTACATACCTTATGAGGATGATTCACACCAGGATCACAGACGATGCTCTGTGATAGGTCAATCCGTTGGACGTAAACCATACATAACTACACTTTACTATGGCGGAGCGTCTGTCAGAAACTTTTTGCCTAATGTTTTTGTAAGTGTTGACGCCGGAAGAAAAGAGTTTCTTTTAAATTTCTTTGTATCACAGATAGAATGTGGCGCTATTAATATAGATAGAGTGAAGAAGAGAGAAAGGTATTGGGGAACTATGATTTCTAGTAAAGCAGATTCTTACGCGGAAGGGTTTGTTGTATATAAGATGGAGATAAAAATAAATGAAAAAACTACTTGGTTTTAGGAGAATATGTAATGAGTGAATTAACAATACTATGTGTTTCAGACCTTTCTTACCTTTTCTTTGTGAAAACTGTATTTAATTCTATAAAATGTAATGTCAAAATTCCTTATAGATTTCATTTACACACTATTAATGTTTCAGAAAAAGAAATAGAAAGTTTTAAAAATGAATATGAAAATATAGAATTTACAAACGATAAAATAGAATTAGATGACAAACCAAATATAAATAACGCATTTGGGAAGTCTAAAAAAGCAGCTTATTGTGCTAATATAAGAGCAAAGATCTTGTATGATCTTATGTCCAAAGGAGTTGAATATATTCTTTATTTAGATGCTGATTCCATTGTAAGAAAAAATTTAAATGAATTATTATCTTTAATAAAACAAACGGACTTAATTATTTTTAGACGGGATGAAGTAAAACGTTTAAATTTGAAGGTTCTAACATCCGTTATTGGAGTTAATAATAATGAAAAATCGTTTAAATTTGTTGAATGTTGGAAAAATTTCATGCTTCAAGAGGACATTCTTTATTCTTGGTTTAGCGATCAGAGATATTTTTATGAAACAATGTTGAAATGCACAGATGTTAAGGTCCACCACTTACCAAAGCATTATACTGACTCTTCTTTTTCTAATGAGTCGGTTATTTGGAACGGCAAAGCTGATAGAAAATTTAAAGATAAAAAATATATTAAAGAAATGAGGAGATGTAAATAAATGGATGAGAAATTACTCGACTACAAATGGGGGTCAAATAGACCCGTCATCAAAACAATAATGGAGTTTTTCACCCCTAAGGGTGTTTTAGAGTTGGGCGCAGGTAAATTTAGTACCTCCATGCTGTATAAATATAACAAAAAATTAATTTCAATTGAGACAGATAAAGCCTGGATTGATACTATTAAAGAGACACTAGAACCAAGAAGTAATTTTCAAATCATACATCATGATTTAGGTATACACCATAAAACAAAATTTAATCAAATAAGTGAAAAAATAAAAAAAGAATGCGTTGAGTTTTACAAACATCACATTTCTTCAGAGTTGGAATTTTTACTTGTTGATCATGTTTCTGGCTTAAGAGCTAGCTCTCTTCTAGCTTTGTTTGACAAATTTAAATATGTCGCTTACCATGATGCTCAGCCCGCACAATTTAGGAACTATAATTATAACATTTTAACAAAAGAAAAATCCAAAGATTATATCCACATGATGAGCCAAACACCTTTAGTTCATACTGGTATATTGATTCACAAAGGTTACAATAATGTGATTAAAAACTTCATTGAGATATTAAATGATAATAATGAAGAATATTGTAAAAAATACAATATGAAATATGAAAAGAAAGTGATGATTATATAGGAGATGTTAAAAATGTATACATTCAATGATAAATTCGAAGAATTAATTAAGTTACAAATTACAACTACAGTAAAAGATATGTCTTTTTATACAGCTTTGTCAGAAGATGAATACAGTGTCATTGATAATTATTTATCACCGTACCCTAAAAAAGTTTTGGAACTTGGGTGTGGTCTTGGCAGAATGTCAATTTGTTTAAATAAAAAAAATCCAGGTGATACTAGATATTATTTGGCTGATTCTTCTAAGATTATGCCTGAAAAATATGGCTGGAATCCTGGTAATGTTTGGTACAACGATCTTAATTTGACAAAAGAATTTTGTGATTTGAATGGTCTCAAAAATTTTAAAATAATAGATTTATTAAAAGAGGATTTAAGTAAATTAAAAAACATAGATCTAGTTTGTTCTTTTATGGCGGTAGGATTTCATTACCCCATAGAAAATTATTTAACTGTTCTAAAACAAATCATGAGTAAAGATGGGCTAATGGTTTTTGGTGTAAGAAAGGGGGTCTATGAGAATAGTGAAATGCTTTCAAATTTTTATTCTAATAGTTTTCATGACATACCGAATAACAGTAAAGAAAGAATTTTAGTTTTGAAATGGGAGAAAGATAATGTACAAACCTAGAATAGGTTTTTTATTTAGAAAAAACCAATATTTTTTATCAGGTAAACATTTTGATAATTGTTTTTATAATTTTTATTTTAAAGCCTTTCCTAGGAATGAAAAAATAGAATTTTTATATTTCTCCACAGATGGCGTTTTTGATATTAGTAATTTAAATAACAAAATAGATGCATTGGTACTGTTTGATGTAGCGGCTTGGGGAGGCCCAGATAAAATTATTAATATAGAAAAATTGAAAATGCCCATATTTTTTTATGCAGGTGACGCCCATAAAGGATCAGTAGTAATAAAACCTTCAAGTATTAGTAGAATAGAATTGGCCAAGTTATATAGATTAAAAAATTGTTTTACTCATCACAATCCGAAATTTTTTTATAAATTTTGGCCAAAAGAATTTAATTTATTTCATATATTTCCTGGGGTTGAGCCTTCTATTTATAAGAATCTACCACCTTTTAATGAAAGAATTAAGAATTGTGTTTTAAATACTGGTAATTTAAATTCTAATTATTATAAGCTTAGAATTCTTTTGAATACTTCTAAGTATATAAAATACATCTCAAAAACAACCAGGTTTAGCAATGATAATTTCCCTAAACTGTTAGGTAAGTATGCCGCATCAACCGCTGTAGCTGGCCGTTCATTGGTTATGAAATATCTTGAAGTTCCCGCGGCTGGTTGTTTAACTTTTATGGGGTTGAATGAGACTAATGAGGCTGACATTTTAGGATTTATTGATGGATTTAGTTGTATATATATAAATATTGACAACTATGATGGTAAGTTAGAAGAGTATATAAAAACCAATGATGACCCAAAGTGGCAGAGAATTGCTGAAGAAGGACAGAGGTTTGTTTTTGAGAATTATACTAATGACAAGCAAGCCGAAAAATTAATAGATTTAATAGTTGAAAGAATTTAGAAGAGGTAAATATGAATAAAGATATAGAAGAAGCTTATGCTGATTATATTAGTACTGTTTCAGCCAGGGGATGGGCTATTTCAAAAGAATGTGTGAATCATTTATTTAGCGTTTGTGTGGATAAAAAACCCAATGCGATAGTCGATCTGGGCAGTGGTTTAAGTTCGTTTGTTTTTAGATATTATAAGAAATATTATAACAATAACCTTGTAGTATTTTCTGTAGATACATCAGATTTATGGTTGAATAAAAGTAGAGCGTTTTGTAATAAATATGAATTAGACATTAATAATTTTATAACTCTGTCCAATTTTTATGACATTAAAGATGTAGTTTTTGATATAATATTTATAGATATAGAGCTTGGTAAAAATTGGGAGATAAGACCTCGGTGTTTAGACTATTCCATAAAACATTTTTCAGATAAAAATACAATTTTTATTTTGGATGATTACCATACAGAAAGAATGCGTAAATTATACAGTGAAGTTTTAAAGGGTTATAGTTTTTCAGATGAAGATGTTAAACAAATGACATTAGATTCAGGCGGCAAAAAAATAAGATATAGTGGTTTAATTAAAGATGTTAGGAAGAATGTTTAGGAGGAATAATATATGAAGTGTGTGATTACTGGCGCTTGTGGTTTTATCGGAATCAACCTAGCCGAGCAACTCTTAATAGAAGGTCATGAGGTAGTTGGTATAGACAACTTCGTTGTCGGAACTATCGATGAGTTGATGTCCACGGTAGGACATTTCAAAAAGTTTAAGTTTCAATATTTTGATTTAGCCAAGAGATATGTTAATGAAGATATATTCGAGGGAGCTGATGTTATATATAATATGGCAGGTATGTCAGGAGTAAGAGAATCAGTACTGGATCCTGATATATGGTTCTATAACCATGTAATGGCTACATTTAATGCTCTAGAAATTGCTAGAAAATATAATATAAAGACTTTCGTTACAGCATCTTCCAGCGCGTGTATTGGTAATGTACCACCGCCGATACATGAGGAGATTCCGATGAAGCCTTTATCCCCATACGGAGCTGGTCAGGGATTTAAAGAGCTATATGTACACGCTTACCACAATGCATATGATATGAATACAGTAGCATTGAGATTTAGTAATGTGTATGGTCCTCACTCAACTATTAAAATAAGTCTGGTTGCCAAGTTCATGCGTAGAATTTTGGCGCAGAAGCAGATTAATATTTATGGTGATGGTGAGCAGACTAGAGATTTTATTTATGTAAAAGATTTAACCAGAGCAGTCCAAATGGCTGGAGAGAGCGGCATAGGTGGTGAGGTGTTTCAGGTATGTACTGGTGTAGAGACTAGTATTAATACTGCTACTAATATAGTCTGTCGTGAGATGGAGAGACATGGTTATATCATACCGCCGATTGTCCACACAAATCCAGCATTGGGTGATATAAAAACTAATTTTGCGAGCAATAAAAAAATAACATCCGCCTTGGGTTGGGAACCAGAGATGGAGTTAGAAGAAGGTGTGAGGATAACTGCCAACTGGTTTATAAACAGTGCGCCATTAAAATGTAATTAAGGAGAACTAAAATGTTTGATGGTATAAAGGTTCTAGTTATTGGTGATGTAATGCTGGACAAATATATACTTGGAGAAGTGTCTCGCATCTCACCAGAAGCACCTGTACCTATAGTTTTATCAAAGAAACATGAAAGCACACTAGGCGGCGCCGCGAATGTCGCAAATAATCTACGTGGTTTAGGCGCCACGCCTATATTGTGCGGTGTGGTAGGTGCTGATACTGATGCGGGGGAGTTAATGTCTCTGTTGGACTCTAAGGACGTCTCTATAGAGGGTATATTCGTAGATAAGTATAAACCCACAACTACTAAGACCAGAGTTACTGGTAATAACCAACAGATTGTCAGAATAGACCAGGAAAATACCGAATCTATAAGTCCTTCAGTAAGAAAAACCATGGATGATTTTATTAAGAGAACATTACCTAAAGTTCAAGGTGTTATAATATCTGATTATGCTAAGGGTGTTGTAAGTTCTTCCACTGTGATGGACATAAAAAAATTAAACAGTGATATGATCATAGCTGTGGATCCTAAAGTGTCCAATTTCAAGTGGTATAAGAATGCGACACTCCTTACACCGAACATACATGAGGCTGCTGGGTTTTTTAACACAAATATAAGAAGTGATAAGACATTGAAATATATAGCCAGCCGAATTATGAGTCAACTTAAATGTAAATATCTATTAATAACTAAAGGTGCTAGAGGAATGACATTATTTGAAGAAGATTGTTTCACTGACATAATGACTGAGGCACGTAGCGTCTTTGACGTAAGTGGGGCGGGGGATACAGTTATAAGTGTATTCACTTTGGCGTTAATTGCTGGTATGAATCCCCTATCAGCCACCGAACTAGCTAATAAAGCTGGAGGAATTGTTGTTGGTGAAATGGGCACTTCAATTATAACAATAGAAGAGCTTATTAAGGAATAATCTAACCTTTGATAGGTAGGAGAAAAGTATGTTTATGAACGATGAAATTATAGTTTTTACAAATGGTTGTTTTGATCTTTTACATGACGGACATATGTATTTACTCAATGAATGTAGTGAGTTAGGCGATAAATTAGTGGTGGGTATAAATTCTGATGAATCTGTAAAAAGACTAAAAGGAGACAGCAGACCTATACAATCTGAAAATGAACGTAAAAATAATTTATTAGCACTTGACATTGTTGATGAAGTGATTATATTTGAAGATGACACTCCTTATAATACTATAAAGGAATTAAATCCAGATATTCTAATTAAGGGTGGTGATTATGAGCTTCACGAAGTAGTAGGGGTGGATATAGTTGAAGAGGTTATCATAATACCATTGTTGGATGGCTATAGTACAACCAAATTAATAGAGAAAGGAAAGGCAGATGGAAATACTTGTACCAGAAAGCCATGAAAAAGTTTGGGGTAGTGAGAAATGGTTATGCAATACTGAATTGTATTGTAGTAAAATATTATATTTAAATAAAGGATATAGGTGCTCTTATCATTACCATAAAATAAAAGATGAAGTGTTTCATATACTGAAAGGCACGGTCTTTATGGTAGTTAATGGTAGTATGTTGGTTCTAGAGGTTGGTGATACTATACGACTTGGGCCAAATGATATTCATAGTTTTACAGGACTTGAAGACTCTGAGATATTAGAGGTATCTACCGAACATGTAGAAGAAGATTCTTATAGAGTAGACAAGAGTGGAGAGGCTTATACGTTGGAGGAATGGCATGAATTTATCGAAAATCAAACTCATAGTTAGTGAGATTGACGGCGTAGTTACCGAGCATACATCAGCCATTGGTGAAGCAGGTATAACTATGTTTAAGCATTATCAAATGAAAGATTTTGAGGCATTAAATAGAATACGAAAGAACATTAACTTCGCATTTCTATCTTCTGATGCATCTATTAGTATGTCTTTGTGTAGGTCTAAGAACATACCATTCTATCATGCGAAAGGAAACAAGAGGCGTGTGTTAGCTAATGAATTACTTAAAAGATATTCGGTTTCACCCGAGCAGGTAATTTATATTGGTAGTAGTTACTCTGATCTAGATTGTATGAAGTTTATACCATTTAGTATGTGTCCAGAGGATGCTATATATGAGGCTAAAGAGCTTGCTCAGGTAG